CCTCCTCCCATCATAGCTTGAATCATAGCTGGATCCACAGCCTCTTCTTCTTCTGGTTCTTCAGGAGTTTCTTCAACTGGTGGACGTTTAGGTTTCTTAACCATAGGGTTATCTTCTTCCATCCCCATCTCAGCTGCTTGATCAGGTAGCACCTTAGCGTTTCTGGGATCAGTTAAACGTTTAATAACCTTCCGGTTACGGGGGTTCTGTTCGTTTAGAATTTTTTCTTTTTCCTCTTCGATGTTAGGACGATCAAACTCTCCGGTCTCTGGGTTAAACCCTTTGGCCATAGCAGACTTAACAGTCATACGTCCACGAGGAGTCATGATAGTGTATTCACCTGGGTGTTTTTTAACATCATCAACTAGGGTTTCTTTATACTTACCCTTAGGTTCGATGACTTTGCCAACGTTGATCTTGATCACGTCAGCTGTGTTTGTAAATTCTGGTTCTTTTTTACCTACTAACTTACCTTCTGAAAATTCTCCTCCAGCAAGTAGGGTAGCTAATTCTTTTTGATCTAATTCCACAGGCATGATTAGGCCTCCTTTAAGATATTTAGATCTTTGTCTAAGTATCCTTCTTTAATCGCTCGCTGTGCTTTCACACGGTGCTGATAATACTCAGGTCTGTAGTCACCACGTTGGATGATACGTTGGATGTACCTAGTATTCTCTAGCATTTTTTCTTTAGGAGTAAGCTTACGACGTGGATAATCTCGTCTGCCTTTTCTTACGTTTATGCCCAGGATTCTATTTAGTATATTCATAGCACCACTCCTTGGCATCATTATACCATGTAGACAAAAAATATGTCAATGTGATATAATGATATGAGAGGGGTGAGCCCATGAGTGATAGAGTATTTCAACCCATGATCCTGCAAACGAAGCAAGAAATTGAGAAAGCAATTAAATCAGGTAAGATAAAGAACACTAAGTATCATCTACTAGATAAAGAACAGAAGATGTTTGTGGAGTTGATCTGCTTTGCAGACTATACTCCTGAGCAAGCAATGCGTGTAATGAAACCCCGAGTAGGGAATGCACGTGTCGCTGCGAATCGAATGCTTGCTGTTCCCGAAGTTACAGAGACGATCAATGATCTGACAGTAACGAAGGATAAAGCATTTGAAGCAGAACTTTCTAGCTCAAGTCAGATGGCCTTAGCTAAAGCCAAGTATATCATGACCACTACACAGGATGAAGCTATAGCATTAGCAGCAGCAAAAGTTATATTAGATCTATCGAAGAATACGAAGAAGAAGAATGAGAAAGCAGATGTCGAAGTTAATAACATTACATACAAGATTGAAGTGGCCACCCTTCACGACAAACCTGTAACGGACTTCGAACCGAAAGATAAAGTTGTTATCGATGTGGAGCCAGAAGCTACGCTGGATGCGGATATCAATCCTGATACCGGGATGCCTTATGTACTCCACTATGAGGGAGTTAATCTATATAAAAAAGAATAAAATGTGTTGACATTTTGTCCGTTATATAGTATAATATAAGTAGATGAGGAGACCTTTTGTCTCCGAGTTGTAGGCCCAGAACCAACGTACACATCCCCCCCAGTGCGTTGGTTTTTTATTTATACCTATAAAGAAAAAGAACCGGAGTGACAAGTTCCGATTCTCTTTCCGAAAGGAAGGTGTGCATGGGCCAAGAGCTCAATCCCTTGATAGGAGGCCTTCAGCTTACGGCGGCAGCCTCTCCATTGTAGTTGATAGGGGGGATAAGTGGCAGTACCCCTTTACCGTAATTATGTGAGGTGCTTGGGGACACCTCTACCCATGCTAGGTTATGGAAACTGGCCTAATCTTTAGGAGATCCGGAATGCCAGCCGGTTCTGAGCTTTGGCCAGAAGCTCATACAATGTCTGCTCGTAGTGCGATACGTTCCTTTTCGTTGATAACGATCTTGAAATTGTTCATAAAGTCTTCTTCAAACTTAGTAACTCTGACATGCTTGAAGGAGTTCTTATCGCACCACTCTTGGTACTCATAGTATAGGTTACGTAGTTCCTTACCTACAATCTTATTAACATCGTTCTTATAAGAGTCATAGAACCATGATAGGATGGAGCTATTATCTGTCTTATATTTTTGAACCATATCTTTGACTGCTTGAGGAATCGTAAACTCTTTAGTAACTTCTAATACTCTGTTAATTGCAATCACTGCTTTGTATGCGATGTAATCAAGGGCTTTTTGACTGAGCAGTTCACGTTTGAACGATGCCCCATCAACACGGCTTACCTTTGACAAGTCTGCAGTGAATGGTATGATAGGAAATCTACGGTAGAATCCGTCGCTTGTATCCGGAGTTCTTGGTAACACGTTTGCTGAGAAGAACATTGTGGCAAACAATGACTTATCATAGGCATCTTTGTATTTACGTTCTACCATGATTTCTTCGCCGGCAATAATTGATTTAACCATGTCGGAATCCGAGATAGGTGTGCTACTTATATCCCCTGCCAACGATGCTAACTTACCATCCAAAGCACTTGCTCTGAAGTTGTTCGCTAGATCTTTAAACGATATACTTGTGGTATTTTGTTTACCTAAGATGTTACGAATAACTTCAAGGTATGTCGACTTACCATTACGCCCTGTCCCTACCATGATGAATGCACTCTGGAGTTCACTCGTCTTAAGCATGGAGTAGCCAATGGCTTCGTATAGTAGTTCTTCTATATCGGCATCCCCTTGTGTAGCTGTATGGAAGAATTCATCTGCTGTTTTTTGGTACGCATGAGGGTTGTAGTTAACATTAAGTTTGATAGTTTCCATATGGGTTTCATCCATAGGGTTAAACTCCATTGTTAACACATCAAGTATACCATTTTTAAATACGATTGAGTATGGATCCTGGTCAAATTCTACAGGTTCCATGACTAAGAAATTATCAATGTATTTTAAAGCTTCGGTCTTTTGATAATCTTTTAGTATAGGTACAAGTCTGGTCATATATCCTAGTAAGTATTCTGGTCTGTGTTCATATATCTTTTCTTGTTCATTGTAGTGGTACAGTAAATTTGTTTTCTTATCTCTTTTTATATTACACTTATTGATCATGTATTCTCCGAGCACGTTATGAAGGAATGTATTACCATCAAAGAATATTTTGTTATTGATGTAGGCTGCATTCTTTAATACTGCTTGTAGTTCATCGTCTGTTAATGGACTTTGCATAAAATATTTATTTATAATCTTCGCTACTTCTTCACGGGTTACAACATTGAATTGATTTATCTTTTTAATTAAAGGTTCGAAGGATGTGTAAGGCGGAACTAATGCATCCGTTGTGTCAGGTCTAGATTGTTTATGGATGGGCTCTAACCAATCAGGTAGGAAGCCTATCTTTTCGCCTGCATAAACAAGAGTGTAAGATTCTAAGAACTTTGATGTGCAATGCTTTGTCTTGAAAGGTAGAGTTATAATTGTTTTAGTTCTTGAACTACTTAAAGTATCAGCTAAGACACCACATGCTAGGGTGTTATTAACCGTGGCTTTATCAAAGAAACTTTGTGCCAGGATCTGTAACCCATTAGGTGTTTCAATTACAATTACATTCTCTTTTCTTTCTTCAATAACCTCGAGTACTCTATACTCTTTGATTTCGATAACGATATAGTTTGGTGGAATAATTAAACCCAACTCGAATAGTGGATCTGACTGTGCGATAGGTAGTAGATCTGTAATCGTACGGCCAACAAGTCTGCTGCCTACAACCTTTCCATTACGGAGAGGTGTATACCATGGCTCGTTATAGCTATTGATTGCTGAATGGAATTGTCGTAGATCCATAGAAGATAATTTTTAATTGATCAAGGTCTCGTATGACATCTGCAATACCGCCAGCTTCTCTAATCTTTTCGAGTTTAAATAATTGTAATTCTGTAGGTTGATAGGTCCCTTGCTTTAATTCAAAAGCATAGAACCTTCCATTATATACACCAACGATATCAGGTTCCCCCTCAAGTTGGAAGGCAGACGCATGGATTTTAATCCAGTGTCCACCTACCACTTTGCGAAGGAAGTAAAGCACATCTTTTTGAAACTTAGATTCTAGCTTAGGAGTATTATTCCCATGGCCAGCCATTTTCTGGTTTGTCCTTTCCTGGAATTTCTTCTTCAGTAATAGACATTGATTCGCCTATACCTTCAGATTGTTTCGCAGGTACTACATCTTCAGGCTTAGATGGAGCGGCGTCTGACACGGTTGAACCTACTGGTTCTGGATCTTTCTTTTGTGTGAAAGGTAATGTTTGTTCTTCAGCTTTTTGCTTTGCTTCAATCTCATCTTGAATAGTTTCTAGCTCTTCTTCAGTGATGTCTGATTCTTCTAAGTAATCAATTTGCTGAGCAACTTTATCAACGCCGGTAGTCTTGTCTTTGTAATCCCGTTTAGATAAATTAGCTGAGACCGCTTGGTTTAATAGTAAGCGTTCAATATCGATTGACTCTGGTTCATCCTTAGTATAAGGAACACCCGCAGCTTTACGTAGGTTTTGATATCTCCAGGCTAGTTTACTAGTTGGATCATAGTCTACATAGTCTTTAAGAATCTGACCTTTATACTTACCAGTCATTATTTGAAATGATACAATAATACTTCCTGAGTTCTTTGGGTTCAACTCAAGTTTAATGATTTTCATCACAACATTCTCATCTATTAAGATATCAAATGTAGGTTGAATTCCTTGTCTAATTTGTAGTGGCATGTTTATTCCTCTCTTTCGTTCTCTTCATACTCTACATGGACATCAAATGCGTATAATGTTTTACGCTGTCCTTTAAGTGCTTTAGTAATATAACTGCGATCAGGCTTTGCAACTCCTTCACGCTTTAGAATTTTGGTAGCATCAGCAACTGTGAGTACCTTGTACGACCTACCCTCTAGTGTCAGGTAGACCACAGGCTTATGCTCAACAATGCGTAAGAGTCTTTCAACTTCCTCTTTTCTAATTCCTAGAGGGAGTTCCTCAAACGCCCGTCTAAACTTTTGGGCTTTCTGGTCGTACATTAATTCGGTCTAATACATTAACTTTGAACTGAGGGTAAGTTAAGTTTTTAACTTTAGTAGGAATAGCAAGACTTACAGGCTTACGACATTTAGTATCAAGGAATGGATGACGGTCAATGTAAGTATAGAATTCAGATACTTCTTTAACCGCTTTAGTTTCCTTGTCAACAAGGTTAGTAAACTCTACCTTAGTATACCAAACGAATGACATCTTAGCAGCAAGTGATCTTGCAGCGTTGGTCATTAGTGCAGCGATAGTCTTGTTAAAGTCTGGATTGTTCTCATCGGTGAGGGGTTTCTCGTGTGCAATTGCAACAACGATAGCGTTAGTTGCATTGTGGATTGACTTCAACATATTGTAGAAGAAGTCTTGATCTTCACGAGCCCAGCCCCAAAGTTGTAATGTCATTCTTGATTTGCCGTCACTAGTCTTTAGATATTCTTTAATAAGAAACTCTAAACCGGTGACTGAATCGATGACAATAGTGGAATACTTTAACCAAATCTTTTGTTTGTTTGTTGGGTTAATGATAAACCCATTCATAAGATCAGAGATTACATTATCAAATTGTTCAAACGTTTCAATCTTAACAATAAAAATAAATTCTCTGTCTTTGTAGTCGATAGAACCGGTGCCATCTTCCTTAACGTCGATCCATAACATCGGTCTTTCAGCTGTCTTAGGGAATGTAGATGCAAGCACGGTCTTCCCTGAACCTGGTGCTCCGTAGATAAGGTATGTCTGGTCAGTCTTGACATCCTCAATCTTAATCATGTTTAATAATGGATTCATATTTCCTCCTATACCATATAAATCTTAAGTAGTGTCTTCAATGCTGCGTTCTCTTTTTCAAGGACAGTAATCTTTTCTTCTAAGCTAAGCTTGTTCTTTGACCAGATAACTTGTTGAATTTTAAAAGCTTCATTAGTGATAACTTCTTCACTTGCTTTGTTTGATTCGTAAACTTCGCCTATAGATTGAGCGACAACTGCCTTCTCTTTAACACCATGTTCTTTAACATATGTGTCATATGCTCTGCGTGTTTCACAGTTATTCATAAGGAACTCAATGGTGTTATAATCTGCAAGAACCGTCTTCGTTGGCTTATGTTCTCCCTTACGATACATAAGTGCACGATAGAAGCCTGCAGATGACATGCCAAAGTCCTCTAAGAACTGTGAAACTTTAACGCCTAATACATCGAGTCTTTGATGTACGTCAGTCTGTATTCGTTTCATATTTGAATGGACTCCTTTCCTATTCTATCTATAGTATACTACATACAGAACAGGATGTCAATACTTTTTGTCCATATTATGGAATGAAATGAAAAATTTCCCCACGGAATAACTTTGTAATATGTCCACACTGTGGTCTTAACACAAACCTTAATTGTACAAATAGTTTTTAGTGTTGTCCACTATGTAGACAATGTCAACTTCTTCGCTTAATAGAGCCAATTATAATTTCACGGTCTCTTTCGTCTGGAAAAAATTTATCCAGGGCACATAATTTTTTGAAAGGACAGTGATTACATTGCCATCCTGGATTACGATAAACATTTCCTTGTCTAATTGAGGACAATACTCCATTCATATCTATCAGATTTGCATTGATAATATTTCTGTCGACTACTTGATGGGCTACTCTTTTAAATAAAGGGTGTCCTCTAGATTCAAGCCAGTCTAGGGTTCTAAGATATAAAGGATCTTCTTGTAAATCCATTTCACATAGCTTATTATAATACGACTCGTGAGTTACCAAGCCTAATCGTTTGCGATCTGCTGATGGCATACCATTCTTATTCATAGGTACATCATCTAAGAATGCAAACCGAACTTCATCCAACTCTACTACGTCTACTTTAATCCCAAACTTTTGTTCAATGAATGGTATGTATAGTAGGAGTTGTTGATTTGATATTGCATCATCTAGTGTGCTACTCAAGTTGCTTGATGTTGTCTTTGTATCTCGTAGATAAATTAAGCTGCTATCTTTCTTCTCTAATAGTTTATCTAATCTCATTAAAAAATAGTCACCTTTATCTAGCTTCATTTCAATTTCTTTTTCTACGGCAATCACTCGTTCATTAATCTCTTCGTAATAATAATATTCTTCGTATAGTTCAATCATATATCTCATCAGTTCTGCAGGTTTAGTAATCTTACCTGTTGAACAGAGGAATTCATATTGTCTGAGCAGCGGAGTACGATCTGCTTTTGTAAAGATGGTCTCAATTAAAGAATGAAATATCTTACCAAGTAACAAAGGCTCACTGTCCTCTGGTTCAATGAGCTGTTTGTATTCATAGTCTTCTTTTTTTGGGCAGATCTGATGGGTTTTGAATCGGCTATAGCTATATCGTTTCGGATCCTTTTGACTCATCTTTAATCTCCTTTGCATCTTCGTGTATTTTTAGTATATCACGTATCTCTTTGAGTTGTTCATTAGATAATACAGTTGTCCATCCGTCGACAGTTTTTTTCTTGATGCTAATCTTATCCCAGTCTGCGTTAAGGTTGGCTTGCTTAAACATATTTTCTAATAAAAATACAAATCCTTCGTCGAGTCTCATAAATTATTCTCCTTTACATATTGTTCATAAGGTATACCCATACCCCATGGGCCTATTTCAATATCTACCTTGAGCTCAACATCTAACTCAAAGTCTTTAATTAAAAATTCTTTTACAAGCTTAGGATGTTCCATGATAGCCTGTGCTTGTTTAACTAAGTGAAGGGAATCTTTTCTGACCTCAGCAATGATGGAGTCATGGACTGTGGCACAGATTCTGAACTTATCGTTTGGTAATGTTTCAACCACTTCGATGATGCCACAGAGAACGATATCATTAGCCGGGCTTTGAACAGTAGCGTTTGTGCCACTACGTAGATATTCTCCACGTTCTCTCTTTGAATAATACTTAGAAGTTAACCTATAGTATCTATTCATGATAGTCTTAAGCTCAAACTTGCTATAGAGTTCGTCTTCTGTTCTTCTATAATAAGCAGGCAGCTCGTTAAAGAGTTTAAAGAAGTCATCACGAATCATACGTGCTTGAGCTAGTGTTAGATCTACACCATAGTTGATCTTAGCATAGCTTACGAATGTGTCAGCACTCATGCCATAAAGGTATCCGAAGTTGGCAGCCTTAGCTGATGTTCTATCTTCTTTAGTGATCTCAGATTTTTCTTTACCTGTAATAATCATAGCCATCTTTGTGTGAAGATCTTCACCACGTTTATAAGCTTCTTTCATTTCTTTAACATTAGCTACCATAGCTGCGACACGTAACTCAAGTTGACTATAGTCTAGTTGAACCATCACCCACTCAGGATCAGTGCTTCTGAAGACTGACTTGATTGTTTTGTTACGTGGAATCTGTTGAAGATTAGGTTCACTGCAGCTGGTGCGTCCACTAACTGTGTTAACTAGATTGAATGTCCCGTAGAGTCTACCGTTGATATGTCTTTCTTCCCAATCTTTAAGGAAGGCATAAGCTTTATAAGCTTTACGATATTCAAGTAGTAGATCTACTACCTTGTGTTGTCCTTTAAGAAAGACTAGCGATTCTTTATCAGCAGATGGGTTTCCTTTGTTACTTTTCTTCAGCATAGGTAGCTCTAAGTCACTATAAAGAAGCTCTGCTAGTTGCTTCGAAGACCTGTAGTTAATGTTAGCATGCTTTTTAAGTTCCTCTTCTAATCTATACTGTTCTTTTTCGTACACTTTTTTCGCTTCTGCCAGCATTTTAAGATCAATAGGTATTCCATTAAGCTCTATGTATTTAAAAGCGTTCAGTGCCTTTAAAATTAATTTATAGGTACCAAAATGTTTTGGATCCAAATGAGTTCTAAAGAATTCAATTAGGTCATGGGACATATCTAAATCTTTCTCTAGGTACGGGATGAGCTCGTGCTCATAGAATAAAGATTTTTTATTATCTAAGTCTATGTCCCAGTCTTCTACACCTAGTAGTCTGACAGCCATCTTCTTTAGGTTTAACCATTTCTTTTTCTTGTTCTCCTTGAGTTCATTAGCTGTACTATAAAGATAGCCGAGCACTAATGAATCGTGATGAATAGGTAGATCTACACCGATAGATCTTAATATTCTTACTGTATCAAACTTACCCCCGTGATAGCCAAACTTTTCTCCCAAGCTTAAAAGGGAGTTAAGATATACTACACACTCATCCTTTTGCTCAGGGAATCTAAAGATCTTCTTAGTCTTTTTATTTCCTACCCCGATATAGTTGATGCGTGTATGTAGATCTAACCCCTCAGTTTCTATATCAACTATGTACATGCAAGTCCATATGCTCTTGCTTCATCATTTCAATGACGTCCCATGCGGGAAGCTCAAGAGCTTTTGAGATTTCAGTAATGGTTGCTATCTGCGGATTTGCGTCGGTGTTATTTAATACAGCATAAAGATTTGTTCTGGAGACATTTACTTTAGTAGTCTCAAAGAAGTTGTTAACACTGCCATACTTATTCAGAATGTGGAATTTCAATCGGTTCATTTTCTAATACTCCTTTAAATTTTTTGAATGTTGCTGTTGTAAATGATTTCTTTTGTTTAAGAACACGGTAGATCTTAGTGTCTACAGTTCCTGCATTGATTGCAAAATAGTAATTGCACGGCTGAGTCTGACCATATCTTCTGGTTCTTGATTTGCATTGATGAAGTACAATGTAGGAGAGTGGAATTCCATAGAAGAACGTTTCATGAACCATCCATAGATCGAGCCCGGCGTTTCCAGAAGTTGACTGTATGATAAGGTAGTTGTAATATCCTGCTTTGAATTCTTCAATTGCTGGTCCACTATCCTTAGCTTTAGTTTTGCCTGTAACGATGGTGTATGTATGATCGCTGGGCATAACAGATAGGACTTTCGTGATGTCGGCGTCGAATTCTGTGAAGACGATTCCTCGATCATGGTCTTTAAAGAACTTTGATAACGCTTCTGTCTTGCCTGTTTCAAGTAGGATCGTGTTGCCTTGATCTGTAATGATGTGCCCGTTAGAGATCTGACGAAGTTTGTTAAGCAGCTTGCCTGCAGAGTCAGCGACGATTGTCTGACTGTCTTCAAGTACGACAACTTTCTTTTTAAATAGTATGTCATAAAGCGGATCTCTTTTTTTGATTTTAATTTCATGATCTACCTCCGGTGGTAGGTCTAAGACATCATCTGTCTCAGCTGCTATGATAATATCTCCTATTAAATAGGTTAATTCTAGTGGTCTTAGCTCTGCGATGGGGCTATAGTATTGATCTACTTCAAAGTATCTCTTCAAGAAGTTTGTTTTACCTGGAAGAAATCTCCAGTCCAGTACAGCTAATTGAGATAGTATTTCGAATCTGTTCTTATCTAAAGGTGTCCCAGTAAATAAGTAGATCTCTTTAAATTCTATACTAAGTCTACGTAATGTTTCATTAGTTAAACTTGTGAAGTCTTTAGCTTTGTGTGATTCATCCAGGATCAGTAAGTCTAAATCATTTAACCCTATTAAGTGATGCAATGATTCGTAGTTGATCACAAGAGTGCTATACTCATTTTGTAATACTTTAATTTGATCACTAACCTCATAGTCCGTATACTTTTTAATTTGACTCATGTATTGAGTAAGGACACGAAGAGGTGTGACAATAACAACTCTCTTAGGTTTCGTTGATAGCATGTAAGAGATTGTGATAATTGTTTTACCGGTTCCTGTTCCAAAGTATATGCCTGCTCTATCATGCTCAAGCATGTGTTGTACTGCTTTAACTTGGAAGTCTTCTAATTCTATCCCTATAGGTTGAACAATTTCATGAGTAACAGGACGCTTGTGTGAAAGATCTATAGTTCCTAGATACTTGATGTCTTCCATGTCATACTCGAACTCAGATATTCTTGGCCATACATCCCGTCTGAAGAGTGCCTTAGTGTAAATATTAGGGTGGAAGAAGTATTTAGTTTCGCTATACTCTGTCAGCCATTTTAGTGTATCAGTGAATTCATTTTTTTCTACAATCATGAACCCATTCTGTAAATAAATTCTACTCATGAGGCTTCATATAGACTTTATGATCAGTGTTGTCAGGCCATGGGATTTCTTTATGTGTTCCATCCTCAAATTCTACTTCAAAATAATATTCTAACTTATGTGTAGCCATAGTATCACCTCGTATCCTATTTATAGTATACATTCTAATGTATAAAAAAGCAACCGGTTAGGGCTGCTTGATTGTATTTGTCCACAGTTAGACTGACTCTTTAGGAATGATATCCATTACACCTAGATTATCTATTTGTTTAATGATAGGTACCCCGTATGAATCAGTGCCTACTTTAACATAGATACCAGATGCTTTATAGATCTTATCATTATGAACCAGATAGAGTGTTGGATTCTTCTCGGCTAATTGTTTAATGTCTGCACTTGTATACATTGTGTATCCAGTAAAGACATAAAGCTTAGTGAGTAGCACATACTTCCCTGGATCAAGATTATTAAATGTGATTACTTCTTTAGGTCCACTAATCATTCGTGTATCTGTGCGTTTAGTTTGACCTAAAGCATCCAGGAGGTTAGTTACTACATGAAAGTCATCGTTATAATAGTTGAAGTCTTGATCAGAATACCAAGCAAAGGCATGCTTAACTGTTAACGTTCCAGCTTTATACTTATCTTCAGTTACTACAGTAGGTGTATTGATAGGTTGAGATACAAGTTTAATGTCTGAGCTTTCCCAGATCAAAGTCTTTACATCCGTTACATTATAGATTCTGATACGTACAATTTTAGCCAAGGCACGGCTATCTAATAAGTATCCACCAAACAAGTTAACCCTTAAGTTAAAACTTATGGATTTATTAACACTGATATGGTAAACCTCATCTTGTAATACACCGTCAGGAACAACATCTATCCAGTAGAACTGGCTGTCCATGTATTCTCTTCCTTGATAGACATAAGCAACTTGAAAAGATTCAGGAGGATCCTGATCTAAGTTATTCTCGATGGTGCACTTGATGTAGGCAAGATAATTTTTGTAGACAGTGCCGTGAATCTTAAACACTGCATCAATTTCTTGACCATATTGGTTCTTTAGATTAGTCATCTGATGGTACCTGAACGTAGAATGTGCCGTCTTCCTTTCCTGTTAGTGCTGTGATAGGATCTGTTGTGCCATATAAAAGCTTACCTTCTAAGACAAGTGTAGCTTTTTGTTCTGCAATCTCTTCTGCTTGCGATTGAGTCACAAGTTCTTCAGATGAACCCAAGATGTTATCTGGATCTGTATATATTTTAGGGTTGTTTCTAAAGTAAGATTGATTGCTTACATAAAGTTGGAACACTCTAGCGTTGTCTTCAATCGTTGCATTAACTAGGATAGCTCTACCAATGAGAGGTTGTAATCTAAAGATACATAACTTGTTAGGAACTATAGCTTGAGCCTGAATAGGTTTAGTTGTTCCATCGGAAGCTTCATAGTAGATATTATAAATGATTGCTGAATTTGTTCCGTGAATAATTCTTAGCTCATTCATCTGGCTTATAACATTCTTGCTTGATTTAACAGGAACATAATAAAGAAGTGTAGTTGGCTTCTCTCTTGTAGAAGGAACAAACACATTAAAAATTCTATCTGGATCAGATATGATTTGTGTATATACATATGGAATGTATTTATAAAACTCAGCGATTGAATCATTGATAGGTAGCAAGGCTTGTTCCATTTGCAATACCTTAATTTCTAATTCTTCAAGCGTCACTGTCGTCGCCTCCTTGAGGGTTTAAACCCTGTGATTTTAGTTCACGTTTAACATAGTTACGATACTCTTTAACCATGCCATCTTGGAACATAATGTCGGTTAGTGTTACCGTTTGATTCCATTCTTCTTTAAACCTGATAGCAATAAATATATTCCATGCCATGGACATAATTTTAATTCCGGTGTTAGCCCAGAAGGTTACACCGAATTCGAACTGAAGTATCATTGAGGATACAAACATGAAGATACCTGTAATTAAAACAATTATAGGAATACGTGATCTGAATAATTTCCATCCTTTACCTTTGGTTACGAACTCATTAACTTGTCTTACTTTGTTAGAGCTCTTAGGAAATGATCCACTAACTACTACATTAATATCAATTTCATCATAAGTAACTTTGATATGTTTGATATTTGCTCTTAGCCATTTCTCGTTAGATCTGTCTTCAAGATACTTACGTTTCATGCAATATGGGTTCGTAAGTTTTTTATCTTGATCTTCTTCTCTTGTGCTATCGTATAATATTAAGTCTTCTTCTTTAGCTTTAAATTCTAAGTTATGAAGCTGCACTCTCAGGACTTCTTGATATTGATTGATCTTACGTATAGGGTTGATGTAGTTTTTAAACTTGGTCCATACGGTAGGTCTGTACTCTAATTTAATAAACTTTTTAATATCTTCTTCAGCTGCTTTATACTCTTCATTAGTTCTCTTGTATTCATCAATGCCTAAGAAGATAACAGCAAATGTAATCATCACAAGAGAGATAACTGCAAAGAGATTCTCCATGAACCATGCCATAGTTCGATCTCTAAGTGAAGGAGATACATTAAATACTGCGGAGGATATAATCATGATTGCTATACCAGATAGCATCAGTAATCCCCACATAATCTTTTTAACTAAGTTCATACTTGAATAACCCCGGCTTTCTTCATCGCACTGATGACTGCGTCTTCACGCTCTTCCTTAAGGAGGATGTAATCGTAGTGCATTAGGATAGGGTAGATACCACCCCATGCTACTGATTCACATATAGCTATAACCATAGTTACATAACTAAAGGCTGCAAAGTATAAGTGGACACCATAGACTAATCCAAATAGAACCCATGCTCCTATAATAGCGGGTGCTACAGTAAAGAATACTTTCCAGAATCCGTATCTCAGTGCCTTTATTCTTGCCTTCACAAATTTTCTGAATACAAATAGTAGCACAATAGAGATTGTGATTACTAATCCAGATACTTTCCATACTGTATCTCTTTCAAAGTCCCACAGTTTAGGATACTTAAATGAAAAGATAACGATAGGCAAGACAATTGCGATAACGATAAAGGCAATCGTGTATAACGACTGCTTTAATTTTGTGCTCATGTTAGCTCGTCAACTTGTGGGATATCAGTCTGAAGGGTTAATCCGGTAATAAGGTTATCTGCTTTTTCCTGTGCTTTAAGAAGCAGCTCTGCAGCTTGTTTAGCTATAGCATCTTTACCCAGGTTGAGTGCGATGTCAATAGCTTTAGCTGCTTCTGACTTAACGTCTGTGATCATAGTCTTAGCAAGTCTTGCAATTTCCATCTTAACTGGTGCAGTTAATCCTTTAGATTCTACAAAGGCAAGGGTGAACATCTGCCCTAGCTTTTCAATTGTATCTGTTAAACGCAGAACAAGTCCACTGAGTTCAGATATCTGGCCATCTTTAGCAGCGATGATAGCTGCTTTAGATCTTAGCTTAGCGATGATAATTGAAAGTAATGCAGTACCTAATGCTGGAAGTGACGCAAGGATCCAGGATCCTGCTTGTGTTCCTGCAAATTCTTGAAATGAATATAGAACTGTAAACATATTTTATCCTCCTATATAACGTCTCGGTTTTCTTCCTGGAGAATTTTAGCTTCCAGTTCACCGAGGCTTTTCGCTATCTTAGTGAGTGCTTCTTGAATTTTTTTATCGTTCTCAGCACTTTGTCTAACTACAGTTAATAGATCTTTCATGACATCTGCTACGGACTTATCTCCAGCATACGGGATATCCTTAGCAGATAAAGAAAGCTTCTGATCGTTTGCCTTTACTCCATTAACTTCTTTAATGACATCATAGAAGGGAAACATAAATGCTGCGTTACCTTCATCATCGATTGTCATTAAGACCATACCTTTCTTAACATACTCTTTGTTGTATGGAGGAAGGTTAGGTTTAACAAATCCTTTGGCATATGAATCTAATCTAAATCTAAGTTCAGTTATATCTAAACCTATTAACTTCATAATGTCCTGCTCACGATTGGTTCTTTGAATAGATCTAAGATCAACAGCGATGTTCAATTTTGGTCCATGTACCCATTCATTTGCATTAAAGACTGCAATATGAATATCAACTCTTTGTTCACTAAAACTATTAGGAAATTTAAAAGTGACTTCACGAACATTGGGTTGTGTTTGATTCAGTGGCAGGCTTACTTTAAAGCTCTCAGTTTCTACAATGGCTAGTAACTGAATAGTTTCTGGTAGATCTGTTTCTACTGTAAGCATTCCATTAAATGTCTTGTGTCCCTGAGGAAGTAGTCTAAGATCTTCAATTAGTTTGTAGCTCATAGTATCAGCTCCTCAGGTTGATTGTTTGGTTTAATAAATGCATTGTATTCTTCTTCTGTGATGACAATAAAGTCAGGATGTAAAATAGCATTGTCATCTTTGATAGCTCTTACTGATTTAGTAGAACCATCTAAATATATTTCTTTAACATAGATCATATGTTACACCGCCTTCTTTACTCTATAGATAACAACTAAACTTTGTGGTTTAGTTCCTGAGTATCCTGTTTCATCATAAACAATCGTGACTTGTTCAGCTGACATTGTGATACTAACTGTAACAAATTGATAGTTACCACTACCACCATTAGTGATGTTAAATGTTTTGTTACCATAAATCCATTTAGATGTAGTCTTTGCATTGACATAGTCGTAGAAGTCTAGTTGAACTGCAAAGCCATCTACACTGACAGTGGAGTCAGATGATAGCGGAGCTCCTGTTGTTGAGCCTAAGCCTTCACCGGCGGGACCTTGAGATCCGGTAGGTCCAATATTTCCTGTATCCCCTTTGTCTCCTTTGTCTCCTTTAGCTCCTGGATTACCTTGGATACCTTGGATACCTTGAATACCTTGGATACCTTGGATACCTTGGCCGCCCGTGTCGCCCGTGTCACCCTTGTCACCCTTGTCACCCTTGTCACCCTTGTCACCCTTAGGTCCTAAGACGTTACCTGTATCTACCCAATTGTATACATTAGGATTTGTTGATATAAGCGAAGCAACAAAGAAATGTTGATGGGCTGGGTTTGATTCATTGATTAAAATATAGGCATGGCTTAATATTAAAGCTGTAGCTGTAGGTAATTCTGATTCATCAGTGATACTACCTTTAAGAATGAATGGTGTGCCAGGATCACCTTTGTCTCCTTTTTCGCCAGGGAGTCCTTGTTGCCCCGGAGCACCTGTATGACCTGTATCACCTTTTAAACCTGGAATACCTTGAGGCCCTTCAGGTCCTTGAGGTCCACGTATGTTTGTACCTTGAGGTAGCGTCAGTCCATGGTCAAAGACTTGAGTACCTGTCTTATCTACAACTATCCAGCTGATTTCGAAATCTTCAATAACAGGTATCAATGTATATCCTGGTTCACCATCAGCACCTGGATCTCCGTCAGATCCTTGTGCACCTGGTGTGCCTTGTGCTAAGACGTTAGTGTTAACACCGTCAATATACCAGTACCCATCAATGATTGAGAATGTTTGTATAACCTCAACAATTTCTTGTGGAGGAATTGAGCCAGTAAAATTTTGCAAGATGTCTAAAATGTTAGGCGTTTCTCTAATGATCTCTTCATAGCTGGAGACGAACTGTTCAATCACTGCATTGTGTGAGGCCTCAGCGGTTTCAATCTGCCCTTTATAATTTTTCATCTCTGTGTAGAGTGTGATAAAAGCATTCACACTTTTGATGATTGTATTAAGTTCTGCAGTTGTAATCTCTTGACCTTGTCTGAAATAGGGAATCTTATTCACTTAAGTCATCTCCTTTTGACTTTATTATATCATTACGTTTCTTATTAATAAATAGTTTCTTTTGAATCCATAAAGCAATTGCAAATGTAATAGGCTTTTCTATGGTGAATGGAAGCCATAAGATGACAGCCCATGTTGATCCTGCCACTGTCATCCAGTTCCATCCTAAGATAGGCCCTAAAGCTATAAATATATAACACCACCCGTTAGTGATTATCCATGCTATACCAAATGAGATAAACATTTTTGGTGTGAGGTAAGGCTTTATCTTATTATAAAGCGACGAATACCGAGACATAATCTGATGGGCCTTTCCCTGAAGCTTGTGCGAATGCATAAATAGTACCATCACCTGCAAATCCACCTAAGTCCTGTGTAATTAATGATGATGTTATTCCACTGTTAAGAACTGTTTCAAATAAATCAGGTGCTGAGTCATTAAACTCTGACGTTATTGTTGCTTGAGCAGGATCGTTATTAGTGACTTTCCATTCGCAGTAGTAATTTCCTGAGCTGTTGTATATTCTACCATCGAGTATACTTGGTGCTATTGTGTCAGGGTATAACTTTAATGATGACGTACCATTAAATTTAATTGAAGATGTTCCATTGAAAGATATTCTACTCAAGTGGAACCACCTCCCACGAATCTATGGTAATGATGTGTGTAGTATCTCCAGGTGTATGTCCAATAAGCTCACTATTAAAATTGTCTCTGATGATAGTATAAGTTCTATCTCGAGAAACAAGCCATATCTTAGTCCCTTTACGTCCATCATTAAGATGCTCTGTGGTCTTAAGTTTCATTGTGTCTGTTACATTTGCTAGTATAAAATTTAATAACTCTTGTTTCATATAGTCCTCCTATATATCAATGTATGCAGATATTACATTGGATATTGTGTTACATTACTAGCTGCTTGTGCTTGTGCAAGTAATGCTCCTGTCATTATACTCATTAACATTATGCTTGCACCGCCCATACTGCGATCACTTCAGCTTCAGTTGTACTAAAGGATGTAAGTGTTAAGATACCACGTTTACTTGCTGCAATGTTTGCTGGCTTAGTTCCCATGAACACCCACCCTGAAGGGAATGTTAATGTTCTTAAGGTTGCACCATTAATAATTCTGATGGTAATTGTTCTGCCTGCTGCATAGTTTGATGCAGTGAATGTAATGTTACCTGTCAAAGCAGCCATGGTTCTATAGTTAGCACCAGCAAAGTCAATGTTAATTGTGCCAGTTGTCCCTAACGTAGTAGGTGTAAACTGAACTTGCCCTGTGAATGTCTTATTACCAGCGACTGTCTGAGTTGTTGAATCAGTTCTAACCTGTGCTGCATTCTCTACGTTACCTAACCCAACATCAGTTGCTGTTGGCTTGTTACCAGCATGATAAATAAGGTTTGTACCAATGTAACCTTGACCTGATGTGTTTACTTTAAATCTCACAGTCTCAGAACCTGCTGCACCTGAAGATATGATGAATTCTGTTGCGTTGTTATTAAGCAACCATTGCTGTGCTGCACTACCAAGATTCAATGTGTTGCCTACGGTTGCAAGACTTGTAGATCCAGCCCATGTTGACAACGCCGTGTTTTCAACATTTGATAAACCAACCGCAGCTTTATTAAGTGTCTGCCATGTTTTATCACCACGCCAATACTGTGCTGATGTGCCTGCACTGATCGCTGCTTCTTTACCATTCCATGTAGACTTCTCAGTATCTGTGACAAAACGATAAGATGCGTTCTGTGAAATGTTTGCTGGATTAGTTGCATCTGTGTTAGGTACATTACCTAACCCAACATCAGTTGCTGACGGCTTGTTTCCTGCATGGTAGATAAGGTTTGTACCAATGTAACCTTGACCTGATGTGTCTACTTTAAATCTTTGTGTTCCATCACCTGTACCAGAGGCAATAATAAACTCTGTTGAAGTATTTCTAATGATCCATTGTTGTGTACTGTTACCTAAGTTTAAGCTTGTAGCAGCTTGATTCAAGTTAATTGAACCAGTCCATGTAGAGACGGCTATATTCTCTACATTACCTAAACCAAGTGAAGTTCTACCTGTGGCTGCGACAAGGTTAGTAGATCCACCGTCCCATTGTAAGCGACCACTATAAGCATTATCCCAGTTAGCAATTTTAGCTGCTGTTACAGCTGCGGCATCATGTGATGTAGATAATGCACCAACATCTGCTGCAGTTAATGTGATGTTTGCTGATAAAGCTTTAGAGTTAACAGTCCTTGTTTGTGGAACTTTCGTACCAATTTCAATCATGACTGTAGTTGAGAAGTTAGGATCATCTCCGAGTGCTGCAGCTAATTCATCTAGTGTATTAAGCAGATCGGGTGAGCTTGCAATAAGATTACCTATAGCAGTCATTACGAATGCTGTCGTTGCTAACTGTGTATCACTTGTTCCTGCTGCTACAGTTACTCCAATAGGTGCTGCTCTAAAGGTGACAACGTTTGAATTATGTGGGTAATGGAATACAACTTCTTTAGCACCTGCATTCATTCGATAGAATGCAATATAATCTGCAATTTCTCCTGTTGCAAATACTGGCGTGCCATCACCGTTATAGAAGATACCACCACCAAAAGTTGTCGATTGTCCTACATATAAGTAACCAGTTCCTTGAGAGTTACCGTAGGCTTCGAAGCCTGCATTGTATCCATCTGCTGATAAGGCTCTGACAAATGTATGTGCTGCTCGTGCTGTTCCACCTACAGTTAGATCTCCTGCAATGTAACCAGTTCGTGTTGCATAAAAGTCACCGGAGTTATTCACCTTAAACTGTACAGTTCCAGTTCCAGTTCCTGATGCAATACTATATTCAGTTGCTGAGTTAGTGATGATCCATTGTTGAGTAGCATTACCTAAGTTAACAATAGATGCTAGCTGATTTATGTTTGTGGATCCTATGTAAGATGACACCGGTGTTCTAGCATCAGTTAGTCTTGCGTCATTATCAAAAATTGTTTGACGTAAATTTACAGAAAGGTTTACCTCTTTTGTCCCTGTAGGTTTTACTCCATTACTTATTGACGTGACTTTATTTACTTGCTTACCACTAAGTGCTGATATGCAATATACGTCAAAACCTTGCCAGTAAGCTTGACGAGCAAACCAAAATGTTAGATTACCTCCAACGTTTAAAGCATATATAGTAGGTATTAACCTTCCGCTAGATGTTCCTCCGTGATTGATAATAGTATTATTATAGATGTATCCTTGTATGTTTACATTAAAAGGTATTAGTTCACCATAAGAGTTACCTCTTATAATTAACAAGAAAGGATCTCCTTCAGATACACCGTAGTTGATTGAAGTTGTAATGATTGTACCATCTGCAAAATCTCTAGCAGAATGAAAAAACATTCTACTATCTATTTCAGTTTCTGTGTAATATCTATCATCATGTAGATGATTTCCTGCAGCATAATTTGTAGCACCTGTACCTATATTGGCGAATTGAGCATTCCATTCTTGATACCAGGAAGTCCAAGCTCCATTATTGATTCTATATCTATAATATTTTTTACCATCTGTTTGTTGTAATGTTTGTCTAATCCAATTAGTACTCAAATTATAATTTATATTGTCGTTTACTTCTACATGGAGCCAACCCCAAGTTGATGCATTAGCGGTTCCTGTTGAAGAAGAATCAAAATAATAGAATCCAGGTGTATATGTTGTGTCTAATGCAGATGCATAACTTCTATAGACACTTAATAATGATGAAGGATTATTCACTGAGTAAACTCTACTTGTTCCTTCATAAAGTTGAACGGCTTCAAAAGATCCATCTGCCTTTAAAGAAGCCATTAATGCATAACTTGATGTATCTTGAGCTCCTGCTGCTGTTAGGTTATATCTGTAAAATCTAAGCGGTGATCCCTCGCCTGTGCCTCTGGCAGAAATTTGCCAACCGGTTTCAACCGTATTAACAACTTTGTATAAATCTATTTCCGAAGGATTATTTGTTTTAGTTAATGCTTTTATTGTTGCTCTTGAAGTATCTCTCCAACCTGTAGGCGTTATCAAGATGGTTCCTGCGGCGGTTTCAAATTTTGCATTACCGGCAACGTCAAATAAATAACTTGGGTTTGTTAATCCAATACCTACTTTTCCATCTGCTGCTATTCTCATCTTTTCAGTATTATTGGTTTCAAAACTCATATATCCATTTTCTCTATTAATAAATAAAGAATTTAAGCTGGATTGGGCTATATTCAAACCGTCCGTTAAATTTGATCCGGTTGCGTTATTTGTGATTTGTAGATAAGTTGTTGCTACATCACTACTATGGACGGTTAATTTTGCTGCAGGGCTTGCTGTTCCTATACCAACTAATCCGCTTGAGTTGATATGCATGTATGTAGAATTTCCGGCTTGATTTCTAAAATTATGAATTGCTGCATCTACAGCTGCATAGTTTGTTCCGGCCACAAAGTTATCTGTGTGGAGAATTTTAGCCCATGTTTTCCATACGCTATTTTCTTGTGTACGAAGATACAAGTCTTTAGTTCTCCAGTCACCAGCTAATTGAACTGACCACGAATTACTGAATGACATAGTAAAAAGAGCGTGGTCTGTGCCTGCTGGCTTACTAGTAGCTCCGGCTGCTAGATAGTCTATACGTGTACCCACGTCGTCAGCACTGTCTGCGTTTGATAAAGATCTATTTGATAAGTAAGTTCCCTTAGCCCACGAGGGAACATCTGATGCAGGCATACTTGCAGGAAAATCTGTAATGTCTGCAACAAGATGTGTATGTACTGCAGGTGCATCGTTAATTTTAACTGCATAAACTACTGAACCTTGAGCCGGTGTTGGTAAAGTTGCTACTGCTGCTTGATTTTCAGTATATACGAAATATGGAGCAAATGAAGTTGTTGGTGCAAATGAAGTTGTTGCAAATGAACGACCATATCTATTTAAAACATATAACTGAAAGAATTGATTTGCTGATTTTAATTTTATATATAGTCTTAAGATTTTTTGTGATGTTGTTCTTGAATGGACATAGATTGCTAAATCTTCTGATCCAAAAGTTGTTTTACCTTCAATGTCTATACTGTATGTTGGGACTAAAGAATTCCACTCAGTAGTATTTGCGTGATAGCCTAAATTAATTTTAATCCTTGCTGTAAAATCTTCTAATGATGATACTGATTTTAATCCATCGTATGATAACTCTTGAAACTTAATATCATATTGACCTGAACGACCTCTTAAATAAGAAGCATTGTAATCAAGTACGAAATAACCCATATATACCCATTGATTAGTTTTATCTGTTGTATTCGATACTGAGCCACCACCCAACATTCCATAGTTCGAGTAAGCTGTTGATGATGCATATGTTACTGCTCCAGTATTCATTACAAATCCAACCTGAGTTGTTACTTGTGCAGAACGCACATTTCCAGCTGTTGGATTTGCTGTTAAAGCTCCAGTTGCAAATACCCAGCCAGAATCTATCATAGGTGTTGCTTCAAATGTTACAGTAATTGTTTTATATTTATATATATCTAAGTATGCATTAGTTGCGTCAAATGAAACTCTTACATATAAGAATACATAACCGTTTTCAGCATTAGTCCATGCATTAAATGAGTGTGAAGTTTGAGCCCATATAGCTGTTTGTTGAGAACCAGTATTGTCTGAACGATAAGCCATATCTATAAAAACCATTGCTTCTGACACTGTTCCTAGTGCAGTATATCCTTTTACTTTAAATTGTAATTGTTTCTTAGGACTAGTTAAAGGAAGAGTAGCTAATCTATACCATGCTTCTGTAGTAGGAGTTGTTGTGGTATAGGTTGTATCTTTAGGTTTTCTTTCTCCTATTGCAGCATAAACTGAAAGGAGCTCAGATGCGAGCCCTTCCACTTCGTCTATATGAGTTGCGGGATATAGTAGATCAAAACCGGTGGCGGTCTTAATCTTTAACTTGACATACTTAGTAGCCATCGGTTCACCTCCCTACTTATTCTTCAAAGAAAATATCGTTTTCGTCTGCAGGGTAAAGAGGCAAGCTTGTATTGTTAGCTGTAGCATTTAGTGCATATCTTAAATGATTAAGCGATGGCCACCAATATAATCGAGCTTGAGTAAATCCTCCTGCAGGATAGTTAGACAATGCTCCACGATATGTCCAGGTATTGTTTGGTGAGCCTGCTGCTGTCATTTCATATATTCTAGTGTTGTCAGCAACAACTACATATTCTCCAACATTTCCTGAGATAGGCGATGCAACATCCCCTGAAGTATGGTTTAATCCTGTGGGGATGACACGTTCAACTTTTGTTGTAGCTCCTGCACCAAAGTCATAGATATCAACAAGCTCAATATTTTTAAGAACTCCTCTTAGGATTGCTTCAGTTACAACTTTGGTATTACCTCCGCCTGTGTCTAGATCAGATCGTTTTGTTTTTCCTGCAGCACTAGCTAATTGTACAATACCTGTTTTAGATGTGGATGCAGCATCATGTTGATTACTTACCAAAGCAAAGCTATAAGATACTGGCGATGCTTCATATCCAACGAGGATAATCCAGTCACCATTTTCTAGATAAGGGTTAGTAGTTTCTCCATCATCAGCACCAAGTAAAGTTGTATAAGGTTCAACACCACTAGTAGAAATTCTACCTGGTGTATTAACAATAAGGTAGTTACCTATGTCAAGATCCGGTGTAGCTTCTGTAGTAAGATAATTAAATATAGTTAACAGAGGAATGGCAGTTTCACCAGTAAGATTCACTGCAGATATAAACTTCATGTGCCCTTTAGTCCAGGATGGCCAGTATTGTGCTGGAATTTTTCCGTTAACTAGAGGGACTTTTTTATCTAACATTTGTTGAAGACTGTCTTCTTCAGCAGACTCTGGGCCGAAGTCTGCAATGATATGTGCATGTTCTTCAGGAGAAGCTCCTATAAATGCGGGATCATTCCCGTAAGTAATGTTACCGCTTGAGTCAATCTTAAAATACTTTGGAGTTGTTGAAGGTAAAGCTAATCCTAAAAAATTCTCTGCTTGAGCTGAGATATCTACTCCTTCAGAAGATCTGATTTGTTCTTTCTTTGTTTCTGGATATAGTATATCTAACCCAGCAGATGTACGTCTACGTATTTTAATATTCTTTGAGGCCATGATATACCTCCTTAGTATTCAAATAACAAGTCACCATTAAGTGCAGTAGAAGCTGCTGCTTCTGTGTCTGCATAATAAATGTCTTTCATGACTTGACGTAAGATTTTTTCATCTACAACTTTTTCAGCATTAACGCTTGAATCTAATGCTGCTCTTGTAGTTCCTGCATTATTGCTTAAACGAACGATACCAAAGTTAGCAGTGTCAGCTTTAGCATAAGTATTATTAACTACAGTGAACTTAAATGTTGAAGCTTCATAAAGCTTAAATACTAACCAGTCACCAACTTCAAGAGTGATAGGCGATGTTGAATCTCCCTCATCTCCTGGAGCATCCACTGATACACCAGCACCTAATGTAATCGTACAGCCTGATGCATGTGTAATAATAAAGTATACACCACGCTCAGTTGCTGCTGAGACTGAAGTGATTCCTTTGGAAATTAACCAAGTAGAATCAATTGTTAATGTAGTTGTTGAAATACTTTCTTTAAACTTTAAGCCACCTGTTGCATAAGAAGGAACTTGTGAAGATAAGATAACACCTCCATTAAGGTCAGCTTTAGCGGCTAATACTGCAGCTAAATCTGTAATGTCTCCTGTGTCATGAGCATGTCCTGCAGCTGCTGCTCCTAAATCAGATAACATCTGAGCAGATGTTCGGTAGTTAATTGAACCATCTGTACCTACTTGAATAAAGCTTGTTACACCTGGGTTTGCTTTCTTAAGTAAGTTTTTACCTACAGTAGTTGCGTCAGTGATTTGATCTACAATTGTTTCTGGAAATAATTGTTGCCATACACCAGCAACTTTTAACTTCATTTTAATATTAGGCATAGGTTATTCCTCCTTAACATAAACAGATTTAATTCTGTTAACTAGTTTTTTAGTAGTCTGAAGCATGAATTCATTGATCTCCATGACATCGTTTAATGTTTCAGTAATATCTACATTACCTTGGTTAGAAAACTCTAACTCCGTAGCAATCGCTACTTGTTGCTGACTAAGTTGGGCAATCTTTAGGTTGCTTACATCTGCAACTTCTTGTGCTTTATGAACAACTTTTTGTTCAGCAGCTGATAGTTGTTGAGATAAATCTGCAATGTGCTGATCTTTTTCACGAGTACCTTTTAGGAATAACCCATGCTCTCTCTTAATTTTTTCATAGTCTGATTGACTGGCAAGTGTAATATCTCGTTGCTTTATCAGTTCAATAAGTTCTTCTTTTTTTAATTTACTATAATCCATTGTTATTCTCCTTTTCTAATTCATACCATATAGATATGTCTGAGTTTGTAGGTTCTTCTTCTGATACTTGAATCACACTAAAGATTCCTAGTTGAATATTATTAATGATCTGCATCATACCAGTCATTTCATCTTTAGTAAAGAACTGATCATTAACAAAAGGTGTTTTAGTGTAGGTACTACCTATACCTATTTTAAATTTAATGCTACCATCAGGAAATACAGAGGAGATAATTTCTCCAGGCATGATTACTGGGTTGATATGTTTCCATCTATCCTCAAGGTCTACACGATTAAGAACTCTTAGGATTTTTTCAGCCATGACTTATCACCTACTTATAATCTTCATCAGCACCTCCAGCGTTAATAATTGTGATTTGATCTTCTTCAACTTTATTAACTTGGGGCATGAACGATTCTTTTGTAATCAGAATAGGTTCTCCTACCCTGATAATTTTTCTATACTGATCTGCTTGTGTGCTATCAGGTGTGTTGACTGCAGCATAATTATAAGTTAATGAACCCATAGCGAAGTCTGATTTACTATTGATATAGATTAAAGTATCAATGAGTAATGCAGGGAACTTATGCTTTGGATTAATAACTTTGGATTCAATCACAGAGCTACCTAGTCTAGCTTTAGTAATGTTCTGTCCTTCGAAGAATGCTTTATCGTCAAGGACTTGTGCACTAAGCAGTAGATATCCCGCTTCATTGTAGCATCTGATGGTAAAGTTTAATGCTTCTTTAAATCCTCTTTGATAATAGATGATCATGCTTGTAAGATACTTTGTGAACTTAGGATAGTTTAAGTCAACTGCCTTAAGTCTAATGAATGATTCAAACTCATTCCCTAAGTCATCATAGACTTGTTCATTGTATTGAACTAAAAGGTTTTGATATAAGTGTGTGCTTACGCCAGCAATTTGAAGAATAAATCCTGTATTAAAGTATCTGGATTTATCCATTAACCATGGAAAGAATACTTGATTTCCTTCGTAGTATCCATTCTTAAAGTACATCTTCATACGTATGCCTGGTCTAACAATGATTTCTTCATCATCAACGAAGTCTCTAATTTCATCCCAGATTAGTGCATAGTAATCTTGAGTAATCTCGGATACACAATTAGTATCTTCCCATGGGATGTTAACATCTTGTGTCTTGTTCTTTAACTTAGTATTAACTGTTTGAATTGAAATGATTTCATTATTTAATTCAGATCCTTCAATCATGTATACACTATCTTGATACTTAAATAGTATCACGTTCTCTGCAACTTGTACAGTATCTCCGTTATCTGTAGTAATACTATGATGAACTACCTTTCGATAATAAGGTGAATAAGAACCTGATCCATCATTATAGTCTTCGCCATCCCCCAATACGATGGAGATATTTCCGCCTGAGTATTGACTAAATGAAAAGCATACTAAGATACCTTTGAATTGAATAACTTTAAGAAGCTCCTCGTTTTTATTTGTTTTAAAATTTAATCCCCCACGATATGTAATATATCCGGGATTATCAATAACAGTCTTGAACCAATCTCCACTATTGTATGCATCACTATAAAGTAAAAACTTATTACCATCACTAATAATTTTTGTGCATGAATGTATAGTTCTCCATGTTGCTTTCTGATCTGTATTAATCATTAAAGGTGTAGTAGATCCTGCAGATCCGAACCATGCTCCGGTAATCTTATCGATTGCCCAGTCAATGTAAGATTCTGTATCAGATATCTCAACTGTTTCTGGTTCAGCTTTAAAAGCTTCGGCGAATGTGCATCGCACTTGTTTACCTTCAAGCTCTGCTGTTGTCATGGTAATAGACTGTCTACCTCTTGAGATAAAGTTAACTCCATCGTGCCCAGCTCCAAAGATAATAGGATTGTCTGGCCAACCCACAGGTTTAACAACACCGCTTTCTACAGTTTCCCATTTAAAGTGGTAGTCATTAGCGGATTTACCTGCAGCATAAGTCATGACAGCTTCGAGCAAGAACTCTCCTGTGTCTTGACCTAACTCATTAAGTATCTGAGTTACTTTAATAAAATGTATTTGAGTTTTAACAGCATCAGTTTCTGTAGTATTAACATGATATTCAGGATATGCAGCTAATAGATTCATACCTATGTTTTGATATTCAATTCCATTAGGTGCATAGGGTTGAACGATACTTGCTTTAAGTTTACCTGCTTCGAGATAAACTTCAATGAATCGAGTACCTGTTGTAAAGTATATTTTGTCTTTATAAGACACAGCTTCGATCTTTCTTTGGTTCTGAAAGATAAGATAGTCAATGTCTCCATCTTGATAGATATAACCTGTATGATCGATCTGATCAATTAAACTATCATACGTAGGTAAGCCTAGGTATCTTACGATATCTTGAAATGGTTCATCATAAACAATCTTAAGTTCTCTTAAGGTTATTTTTGATTTAGGATAGTAAAGACTATAATATAGTTTACCGTCGGCTGCTATAAAAATATAAGGCTTACCTAATGTAAAAAGGAAGACACCTTGAACTTTTTGAATGTCTTCTCCATATATCATCTCTAATAATTTTGTAGCACCTAGACGCTTTTTGGGCGTACGGTTAAAGTAATCTACATTAACTGCGTTACGTAATTCGTTAGGGAGTAAGCCTTCATTCGACGGGTTTGTATTGATACCACCATCGAACTGATTGTAAGTTACAGGCTCGTTATAAATATATAGCGGATATGTTTTTACTTGAGCAGGCATTATTCCACCACCACCTGATCGTCTTCATCATCAAAATTATCTTCCTCTGATAGTTCGTGGAGGATATCTTCGACGTAATATTTATATTGATTGAGGTGGAACTGCATACGTTCTGTATCTTTAAGCTCACGAGCATAAAAGAAGTAACATGCGTATAGCACGAGAGCATCCTCAAATTCTTTTCTGATGTTAATGTTGACTGCACTTAAATCTCCTGTGGCAGCTAGTTCACTAGCAATCAATGTAGGTGTAACAAGTCGTTTGTAAATACCTAAGACAATTTTGCTAGGAGTTCTGTCTCCAAGCCATTCAATTAAAAGATTAGATCCTTTGGTGTAATAGATAGCTCGTTTACCTAGAGCCCATAGATTACTGACAAAGATCCCCTCTTTAACAATTGACTCTAATAACTTATTTCCTATAGGAATTCTTGAAGCGATGGCCGCATCTGTTTCAAAATAAATTCTACAGTAGTTTATTTTACGAATAGAATCAGGGAGTTTAATAGCAATAAAATTCTGATTGATGACTGTAATATCACTGTCTTCAAAAGAAAGTTCTTCAAACTCTCTATATCCTCTACTAGTTAAGTCAGCAAAACAATTAGCTATTGCTGCATTGATTGCTTCTGCTGTAAGTACTTCAAGCCCTGTAGTTTCTGTAACACGTGTATATAGTTCTGATAGTTTCATAAGCGTCTCCCTAGTCCACGTTCAACCGCACGTAGTTTGGATGATACGTTATATTTTTGAACGAGTTCTTCATGCTGATCCCACATATGCTCTTGTTCTCTTCGTTGTTCCCTGAAAAGTTCTTCATTTGCAGGTAGGTTCGTAGCACGAATATCTTTAATTAAATAACCGTTAAGGTACTCATCAGGTATCATTCCATTAGAGGATTGCAGATTACCCTCATATGAATACTCAGAATGAATCTCGTAGTTACCTGTAAGCGTATTGAAAACAACCACCATATCACCGTGGGTTTCTTCTTGTATACGATTATGAATATTAAATAAGTTAACTGGCTTTAGCCATGGTTGATGTCGTAATGTTTTCATAGTTGTTAATTGAGATAAACCCCCATAAGGATGTGGCTTACGGGGGTGTTAGTCTCTTAGATTACTTAAGGTGTTACATCTTCTGCAACATTAACAAATGCTGCATGAGATTTCCAAGTTTCGATGTACATGTCAGCGTACTTAGTCATGATTGCCTCATAGATTTCAGTACCGTCACGTCTTTCAAGAATACCTTCACGACCTGAAGTTAACCAGCCAAATTCTTTGCGGAGTAACTCACCGACTGCACCAGTGTCTAACATGTAGACAGTGTTGTCGTGAGCATACTTGTCTTTGTACAATTGATAATTGTCAAATTGAATAACAGGTTTACCAAGGTTGAACCCCTTAGTTGGATCCTGGTTGATTTCATATGACTTGAATTGTAGCAAGGATTTTTCAACAGCAGAGATGACTCTGTGTGGAGCACAGACTAAACCGATCTTACGATCTTCTGGCATCGTAAGCTCAAGGTGGTCAGCCATGTCACGAAGAATTTCTTCAGTAAGGATTTCATTGCTGAGGTCTTTCTTAGGGTTCTTAAGTTGAACATAGATTGAACGATCAACACCGAAAATCTTAGTGCTATTGTCAATAAGGATGTCATGAAGACCATGGTATTCTTGAGCAACTGTACCAGTAGTTCCTGGCATAATTTGTGCAGCAAAGACTTCAACGCCAGCTTCAATGACATTAATGACTGCATCGTTGTAGCCAGTCAGTTGAACGATGAAAGTTTTGCTGTTTAATGTTGAAGTGTCTTCTTGCCAAATTCTACCTGTAGCATAAGGAATTTGAGCACCAGTTGTAACGGCTTCAATTTGATGAGTAGCATCTTTGCTCTTAAGCATGATGCCCATACCTGGTAACAATAAGTATTGGTTACTCATTGTAATCTTCCATAAGCCAGTAAGTTCTTTCGAACCAACTTGAACAGCTGGATGAGTTACACCAGGAGCAGTATCACCATCTGAACCAGTGGTGTTGAATTTTGTCGCAGTCTTAATAACAGCAACTAAACCTGTATGTGAACCATAAGTCCAACGAGATTGAGTATGCTTTAAGCCTACGTTCATACGATCAAGGGTATCCTTTAATGTATCGTATAATGATCCATCAGTAGTACCTTTCATAATGGTTTCATCAGTGATGGAGAATACACCAATCATCTTGGTTGTATCAAACTCAGCATCAACCTTGTCGCCACCCTTAATGAAATCACCAAGACCGATTTGGTACATGTCGGATGCAATGCCTAATCCGCCAAGACCACGAACGTTGTCGGTAATACCAAGAGCGAAACTCTTGTATTTCTTTTTACCAGTGATGGTATCTTTTGCTAATCTGTTGATCAATGCTTCACGTTGATTGAATTCATTGATTAACCCTGGAGTGTATTCAAGCTTAAGGAAGTCTTGAATCGCTGATTTGGCGTCTACGGACGCTTCTTGTAAGCCTGCATATCCTGTTAATTCTGTAGCCATGATTGTGGCCTCCTTATTTTAGAGTTTTATTTTAGACCACCGAGTCTACTCTTGAATGACTTCAGAGCTTCCTGAGTATTAGCTGGCTGAATGCCTGAGGCACCAGGTACTACAGGATTGACTACTCCTCTATCGTTAGGAGTTTGTGTTGGATTAGGATTTAACACAGGAGGTTTACCCATTTGTTGTAACCGTTCACTAGGAAGTGGACCTGGAGGTACTTGACCTGGAGGTATGATTTGTGCTCCTTGTTGAACTGGAGTAACTGGGTTAACTTGTGCAAGAATCTGATGAACAGCATGTTCTTTATTTGCCATAGCTTTACCATAGCATAGATAGAATGCTTCTCGAACATAAGCCTCGGTAGTATTCTCAGGCTTCATCGTCTTATCTAAGAATAGATCTAAGTCCTCTCTAATTGCACCAACAACTCCTACTGGAAATTGTGGTGTTAGTTTAGCTAAGGTACCAGCAATCGTATCCTCACGCATTTTTTTCTGCAGATACGCTTTTGTCGCTGGATCAAGAGGTTCCTTATCCGGCGTGCTAGCTTTACGATCTTGCTCTAACTTAGTGATGTAGCTATTCTGATCACTTACGTTCTTTACCAACTTGGCTTTCTCAGCCTTTTCTGCCTCCAGCTCCGCTTTAATGCGTGCGTTTTCTTCTTGTAATGCTTGAAATTCTTTTTCGTCCATGGTTTATTTTTCCTTTCTGCTGTACGTATTAGGCCTTGGCTCTAGGTTCTCCCTGAGCTGTACTCTTCATAAACGCCTTGGCACCATCATAAACATTTTGGCCTTGATTCTTTTGTACAAATTTTTGGTGATGTTGAATGTGTTCATTGATACTTTGAAGTATAAGATCATACTTCTTAGCATCTTTATCTTTGAGCACTAGTAATTCAGGAGACAGTCTGAATAGGTCATGCTCATAGATATGCTGCTCATGATTATGAAACTGTTCAACATTTGGTTTCTTAGAATCTAAGATCATAAAATGTTCTGTTTCAATAAGCTCATGGTTCGCACGTTCTTTAGGATCAAGTGTATCCTTCAGATAGTTTGCTTTGATAGCATTCAACAACTCTTTCTTACTGATATAAGATAAGTTCATCTGGGCATTGTAGAGCCCTAACTGATTTGCTTGCTGAAGTTTCTTGTCGTATATCTGGTCACTTTGCATCAGGAACTCCCTGTTTACAATTGTGAGTTGTTCTACGTCAACCTCTTCTAAGTTGTATTTTACCACGTAGGCGTCTTTCTTAGCAAGACCAAGTTTCTCTTTTATAAATTTCTGGCGAAATTTCTCTAGATATAAAATTTTTTTAAAGATCTGGATGTAAGCGTTTGATATATTATCAATTGCATTAACCAGTTTATTTTGATCTGATTCTGCTACCTTATCAACAACACCATCAGTTCTCATATTAGACTTACCTGTACCATACACAGTAAGTGGTGATAGACCAGCTGTGATTAGCATGTCTTCATCGAGCATACGCAAGTAACTAATGAATTCATTTGTTAACTGAGTTTTCTGAACTGCTTGAGGTGGACGTGCGTTACGCTTAAGTCCAATTAGTTTACCAGGTTTAGTAGAGAAGGTTGACTTATTTAATAAGGATCCCTCCCAGTAATAGAGTTGACCAATAGCAATATGGTTAACATATTCAAGGTAACGATTCTTTACTGCATTCAATGTATCCTGGATAGGAATCAACTGAGGATAAACTGACATACCAAAGATATGTCCTGGAACTGTTTGTAAGTTAACAATATCAAATGGGATATTACGTTTACCGTTAAACCCATTTTCGTATGGAAGTTTTTGATCATAAAGAATTTTATCATTAACCATGATGATGTGTCTTCCTTCAGGATATTCAATGTCTGCTCTCTTATAGTATTCATATACGAATGCATATTTCATATCCGATGGATTGTTTACTCCACGTTGTCCTGGAAGTTCTGTTCCCATGACATCTGTTATTTCCTCAGACTTAGCATCATAGCCCCAACGCTTTTTAATATAATCAAGAGAGTATGGCTTACGGTGAGCAAGTTCTTGGACCTCATCAATACTGTCAACAAATAAATTATCAACAGCTATTTCGTGTAAAGGTATAGGTTGAATAAAAGGTCTACCTTCTTTAAGAAGGAATTCTTTTTTCTCTCCGTTAACATCTACTTCTATTGTTGCAACATCTTCACCTTCAGACCAATCGACTCCAGTCTTAACCCATACAGCTGCATAGGTATCTCCTCGAGTGATGATCTTACAGTGCTTAGCTTTAAAGTCAATGTCTTGCATGAATTCTGTGATAAACGAATTACCTTTGTTCGCATCGATGACACTCTTATGGGATGATGTGCTTGGCTTAAATCCAGGGATAGGCATATTATCTGTTAAGATTGCATAGCGTGTTAAGTAGATAGGATTCATGCGGTTAAATATTTTTCTTTCTGTATATACTTTAGCATCTTCATACTGTTTAGCTTTGATGATTAGGTTCTCACCTATCTTGATGTTTTGGTTTCCTCTAATATATTCAGTATTAAAATTCCCGCTCACTACGAACGGCCGAATTTTAGTATTTGATTGATCAACAAAGTGTCTAATGTATGAAGGCATGTTACGATAATCTTTTCCCATCTACATACCTCCTATTATTCTTCTTGATAACCGTGAGGATTAAATACAGTAGTGTTTTCGTCTTTTGATTCATCGAGTATAGATTCTTTAACGGGTTGATCTAAGCTTCGAATAAATGTTTCTACTTCTTCCTGGGTTATTTTAACACTGAGCATTGCTTCTGAAGTTATCGTAAGCATACGCTTATTAACTTCGTTATGAGCAAGCATTTGTTGATAGAGCAAGAATGTGAGTGCAGCTAATGCAAGTATCAAAGCAAGTCCTAACATAACAAATAAAATGAATAGGTATAAATCCATATCTTATTCCTCCGAAGGTTTGACTTCTACTGCAACGACTGGCTCTACTACTGTAGGTGTTTCAAAACCCACATCTTCTGTCTTAATAGTTTTCTTAGATTTCTTTTCTTCATAAGGTTTAACTACAAGACCAAGTAAATCTCTTACTTCGTTAGGGTTCTCTAATAAGACTTGTCTTAACATGTTTCTGTTAAGTCTTAACTCTGAGTTAGGAACTCCTTCAACACGAATAGATATGTTAGCAATTGAATGCTTTTCTGTTCTATTCCACTTGCCTACTGGACAAGAGAATGTCATAAAATTTTTAGTTGAATCTTTTAATGCATACTTCATAGCTCTCACTCCTTTCTTTCATTTTATTACAAGTCAAAGATATTATCAAGTGCGATAGAGTAATTATCTTCCGCATCTGCTTCAAGCTCTTCTAGTTCTTTTTCTACAAGTCTAATCAATTTAGGTCTATTATCTTTAACAATAATGGTGTCAGAACCTATAGGTGCAAGTTCATCTGAGTAATAGATCAGGAATAAACCATAGTCATCTAGTGCATGATCACGACATCCTTCGGCTATCTTTAGTGGATAAAATTCGTCGTGCACAGCTTCATCAAATTCTTCTATTAGGTTGGGGCATAGCTCAGAGATTCTAAATTTATGAACATTATCTTCACCTACAATAGTTGTGGATGAATGGATTTTATCGTTACGCATCTCTACGTTTCCTTTACCAGATAAAACTGATACAGGGTTTAAACCCCAGTGTTCAAACACATCTGATTTAGTTTCGCCTATTACTTTGCCACCTTCATCACGATAGCGATCTCCTGATCTAAACATATCATGCGGTAGACAAGTAGCACTGATGTACATGCCTTCACTGCGGTTTGCTAGAACTTTAACAAAATCTTCAAAGATTAATTCTTGACCATACTGTTCTTGGAAAGTGAGTACTCGTTTGTCCTGAGTTACTATATGCCAGTGTGCTGAGTGGTATGATGGTTTGTATCCCCAGTCCACCGATATAAAGATTTCGTAATCCATGTTAGATTCTTCTATTTCTTTAAGAGCTTGTCTTGTTTGTAAAGCAGCAAGTCTTTGTTTTTCTTTAAGATCAAACATCTTACCAGCTACAACATCCCAGTTACCCCAGATGTCCATCTCCTGCATATGCTCAGGTTGCATAAGTAGCATAGCTACATAGGACTTAGCAATATAAGGATTATCTTTATAAGATGCTGGAATGAATCTAACATTAACAGGAATCTTTTGTTCTGCTCTACCATCTTCTCCAGGTAACACCATGTTATACTTGTGGTCTTTCGTAGTAAGTGGAGTATTATGAATAGGATCGTAAGATGTAACGGTAGGATCAATGAACATTTTCTTAACCCACTTATGTCCCTTGCCTCCAGGGTTAGCACCAAAGACTACTTTAGTAGGAATCTGATATTGCTTACCTGTATACTTATTAGTGAGCAAAGGTGAACGCACAATCGTGAGTAAGTATTCAATTGTCTTCTGATCATGCTTAGTAATTTCATCGACAGCTAAGTATTGAAATTCAAATCCTTGGAATGCTTTAGCTTCTTGATAGTTTGCTACACGTTGAAATGTAATATAAGATCCATTAGGAAATACAATAGATCTTCCTGGGTAGAATGAACTTGAGTTTTCTTTATAGTCGTATAGCTTGTGCCCTTGCATTTCCTGAGGGAATAGCGAAGGCAACTTATCTAAGAATGATTGACGAACTGAGCCTAAGCTTTCACGAATGATAATAGCTTTAGCTCCTGGATAAGTTTGGCAAAACATGAAGGCATCACCGAGGATGCCCCCTGATTTACCTGCACCACGTGCACCACCGAACAAGGTAATTGATATCCCGTCGGTGGCAAGAGGTGCGTTGTGTAATAAGACTTGCTTAGCATGTGGTTTATAATTAGGAATGATAACTATTTGCTGAGGCATTATTCATTCCTCCAATCGTGTTGATGATCATAGATAGTTCTATTCTTAGGTGCTTGAGTTCTTACTTTATTAGTTCCAAGATTCTGTCGTTTAATATAAGGACGTCTTGCTCCTAGTTTAGAACTGATGCCAGATGCTTTACTTCCTGTTGCTGATGTTAGTGGAGGCACGAATGTCTTTCTACCTAGGTATAGTTGTTTCATCTTGTCATCGTTATAACGAGTGTTGCCTCTATTATATACTCTAGGATTATGGAAGTACATTCTCTCATCATAGTTTCTATTGTAGTGTCTTGGTAAATAATCCTTAACATAACTGTTCTTATAGTTTGTGGCTGCAGTGTCTGTAAGTAATTCTTTTAACACACTATAGTTTTCAGCTTCATGAATAATAGCATCGTCTAATACTGCTTTCTCTTTATCACTTAGGTTTTCATAAAACTCTGTAGGATCTTTAATTAAGCTTAGTCTATGTGAGATAGAATTAGATCTTAGTGAATAAAGAATCTCATTTTTGCCTGCCCCATTTTGAATAGCTTCGTTGATTAGTCCATAGATAACAGAAGGTTTTTGTTCTAAGTTCATTGCTTTACGAATTTCTTTAGCCAGTTCATAGGATTGTTCTGAATCAAAGTTGTCACTTCCAAAGTATTCTGTTCCAGCAAGTTCTCTTTCGTACTTGATATAACCGTTGACTGATGATAGTGCTTTGTAGTAATTCTTAAGTTCTGCTTTGTAACCTTTGCTATTGCCTATCTCTGCAGATAGTGCTGCTTGTAAGGATTTACCTAAGCGTTCAAGGAACACAGGATCTTCTGTATCTAGTTTAGTATATCTCCAGCTGTCTACCATTGCTGTAGCTCCAGCAATACCAATAACAAAGCCCATGCTCTTACGTGCTAAGTTATCTTCCCATGAGTAATTTGTTTTAACTGGAGTTCCTCCATACCAATCGGTGTTAGTTGCTACCTCATAAGGAACTTTGAATACTGGATTAACTTTACCTCCAATAAGTTCCATGAATAATCCTTGTAACTTTTTACCTAAAGTTTTGTTTGAAGAAGCCTTGAATGGTTCGATAAACATTTGTTCTAGATTTTGTAGTGGATTTGCGGATTGCTGGTAGGATATATAAGGTCTACCTAATAACGCAGTCTGAACTGGTTTGAACATAACTTGATCTTGCTTCCATTCTTCTTCGGTGTCTTCGTCTACGCCATACATGTCAGCAACCAGAGATGCAACCAAGTTAGTTACTAGTGTGGCTCCAATTAAACCTACTGCATTACGAGCTAATGTTTTAAGACCATCGCTGTCTACTTCACCTAACCAAATATCTTTAAGAATACGTCCGGTTGTACGTGTAGTATCCATACCCCAACGAGCTAATGCTAGTGGGAATGTCATAAACATTGCCCATCCTTGTGTATACTTAGCAACGAAAGGGAATCCTCCTGGTGCACCTAGAGTATTTTCTACTACTTTCATTGCTTTCATTTCATTACTCTTCAATCCATCGATTGCTTCTTTCTTGTAGTAGGAGCTACCATATATTGGTTTGTTTTGTTCAAATGAATCAAGTACTGCTAGGTACCCAGCGTAACGCCCAGCTAGTGTTTGAACTTGGAATGCTTTGTCTGTCATATTAAAGTAAGGATCTAAGAACTTAGGAGTCTTAACTTTAAAGTCCATAGAAGCTACGTCTAATCCTTTAGCTGTTCTATCTG